TGAAGTGCCAAATTTAAGTGTTCTTAAATTTGTTAGCACAAGCGTTACAAGACAATTTGCCGGTCCAAACAAAAATATATATTCTTAACTGTCATTTTATCTAGTTTTTATAAATAAATATCTAAAATATATAGTATATAAAGAAATGCAAAAAATTGAACATGCTACACTCAATACATGCCCTAGTGATCAAACATTAACAAATATAGGATGTGTACCCAAAACATTATTTACACCAAGTGTTTGCCCTCTCAGTCAAATTTCTAGTACAGTAATGAAAATAGATTCTACTAATGATCAAACAAGTTATCCTATTTGCGTTGATCCTCCTACTATTGGAAAAATATTACCATCTGATATCCAAAACGGTTCTTCATGCACAGGAGCTACAACAAAAACAACTGTTGGTTGCCTCCCCAATTATTTATTTCACCCCAAAGATATTTGTGTATACAATGGTTGGTCTTATGCTACAGTTACTAGATCAGATACAGGTGAAGGTGATAATATTTGTATCCCCCATATTGAAAGTGGACTAAATAAATAAATAAAAATTGATTTTTTTATTAATTATAAACCAAATCATAATTAATAAAAAAATGCTTTACCAATCTGATTACTGGCTCGCTACTAATTTTGCAGAAAAGATTGAAACCATATTACAATTTTTAGACACAGATGAAAATATAAAAACATTAATGATAATCGATAAAAATCCACTCAGTGACGCTAAAGATGTATTTGAATATCTTGATGAAAAAAATGAATTAAAATATAAAATAAATCTAATTATTGGGACATACACATGTTCATATGGTAATAGTAATCAAGAAAAAACTATTTATATTAGTTATAATTTAAATGAAGAAACAATTCGTTTGATGAAAGATATACAACCTAGTTTAGCAATCTTTATTTAGAAAAATAAAATGTATATATAAAGAAATGAAAAAAATTGAACATTTAACAATGCCTACATGTCCCACAGATCAAACATTAACACTAGCAAATGGTTGCCAAAAAACATCAGCAATAGTAGATTGCCCTATAGTCCAATTAAGTTATACCCAAATTGTTACACAAGATTCTAATAATACTCATGCCAATAAATGTATTTTAACTAGTTCTTTAGTAACAAATCAAGTACCTACTTGTCCCACTAATTACACTATCAGTCCAGGTGCTGGTATTTTTTCATCTATCCCAGTTAATACTTGTTATACTGCATCTACATGCCCTCGTTTAACTACATTATCTAATGGTCAATGTAAATATCCTTTAAATATAATGGCAGGTACTGCACCTACATGCCCTACAGGATTAACTTTAGCCAGTGATACCAGTGCTACAGGTTCTAATGCATATTGTGTATAATCAGATTATACTATACGAAAATTGAAATCCCTATTTATTAATTACAATCAAATTAATAAATAACTAAAATAAAAATGTCCGAACAAGAATGTATCGATCTTCTCTACAAATGTATTGTCACTGAGAATGATTATGAACGAATGGTTGATTATAATTGTGATGGTATTATAGAATCAGAATCATATGAAGCATTTTTAGATTGGAATGTTGTATGTATTAAAATATCTTCTACCAGTGAAAAACTCTTATTTAAGCTTTTATGTAATAAAATTCAAAATAAACAATTTGGTCAAATGGATCTAGAAACATGTGGTACCTGGGATTCGGATTCATTATTTTTCGACAAAAATAAAAATATAATTGTTGTTCATCCTCGTTAATTTATTAATTTAAAAATATATTATAATAATAAAATGCCCGAATGTACCGGCAAATACCGGTAAATTTTTTCTTTAATATAAATAATGTCCCTAAAACCAATGTCACGATACACTATGTTAAATCTTAAAACTATCAGAGATGAAGAAATACGAAAAAATCATATAGAAGTTCATATAAAACATATATATAATAAAACAGTACAATATGCAGAATTACAAAATGGAACATTTTATCATTATAAAATACCAAGTCAATATGATAAAATCACTGGTTTGTATACCCCAGATTCATTTTACATTCAAAATATAAATGATATTATACTTAGACTTCAAGATTTATTTCCAGAATGTAAGGTAGAATATGTAACATATATGAGTCAAAATATGAAACTAGTAAAAAATATTATTCCAAATAATAATAAAAGATTACGTGAAAGTTATATTATAATAGATTGGTCTTAAGTTTCTCTACATATTTAATAAATTTCTTTTGATATAGGGTTCCGGCACTTTGTCCTACCTCAGCAGGAAAAGTTAAATCACTATTACTTGTTTTAAGTTCATTAAGAACTACACTTTTAAATGCCATATTTACATCATTTACTAAAGGATCAGGTGGATAATATTGACCATTTTGTTTCATAGTTTCAATAACCTTTATCTTAAATGCATTTTTATTATCTTTAAATAAATTACCAGCATCATTATTTACTATATTTGATTCATCTATATCTGTTAATAACGAATGAACACTTCTAATTATTGATTCAACTGATTGAGTAGGTGACTTAATCAAAACTTTACCAGTAATTGCATCTATATTTGGGTGAAAAGGAATTGGAGATAAAAAATTAAAACTAGGTGAATCATTGGGAAAAAATATTATTTGGATAGGAAATTCACCAAATTTATAAGGTGATTCACTTGGACCATTTAATCTACCATTTACTGTAAATGTTCCATCAATATTTGTATCAAATTTAGATAAAGTAAAAATGTCACTTATATCTTTTATCTTATCAATTTCCTCTTTTAATTTAATAGCTGATGTCATATATAATTAGATTAGATTTAAAAAATATTATTTATTTATAATAGTGTATTATGTATCACTGATTTAATTCGTATTTTTACACTACCATTTTACAATAAGAAAATAATGTATTATTCATACATTTCTAATGATTTTTTATAAAAATTGAAATTTAATCTAATAAATTAATAAATAATAAACAATAAATAAAAATGGGACAATATTACATTGTTATTATCTTAGGAGAAAATAATATTAGTAAGCATGAATTTATCAGAGGATATATAAGTCCGCCTATGGATCAAGGATCTAAATTAATGGAACATTCGTACATTCAAAATAGTTTTGTTAATTCAGTTGAATTTCTTTTTACACCTAAAGGTACATTTTATAAATCACGTCTAGTATGGGCTGGTGATTATGCAGATCCTGAACCTGAATTAAATGAAAATTTATATAATTTAATACTTAGTGATGTAGATAAATCAATAACTCTAAAATCTATTGTAACTAGTGAATATCGTTACATTATTAATCATACCAAGAGAGTATATGTGGATAAAAATAAACATCATATGATTCATCCTTTACCGTTATTGGTGGTAGAGGGAAATGGTCGTGGTGGTGGAGATTATTATGGTACAAATAATAATTGTGTTGGTGCATGGGCAAGAGATGTTATTTCAATTGAAATTGAGAAACCTGATGATTATTTGGAGTATGAGTGTTTTTTTTTAGAATAACCATATGTTAATATGAGTTATTCGTACCGGCAAATACCGATGTTAAGTACTCCGTACTTAACATCTGGTGTAATTTGACTTGTAGCGTTTGTGCTTATCAAATTTAAGAATTCTTTTTTCAGAAGAATTCTTAAATTTGGCACTTCACGGTATAGAAAATTGAATTTTATTTATTATCAATTAATTAATAATAAAAAAAGTTATAATGATGATGCCATATTCCCGTGAAATGCTTCAACAGTTAAAGAGCAAAACTGATGAAGATAATCGTCTTCATCGGATTAGTCTGATTGTAAATAATATTTATAAACAAGTTATTCAATCTGCTAGTACTACCACCAATACATCATTTAAATTTGATATTTTAAATCATTATAATCATAATAATTTTGCAAATGATTTAATTGATGTGTGTAATAATTTGCAACAATTATTTCCAGGTTGTAATATTCAATGTAAAACTCTTTCACTAAATCAAGAGGGTAAGATGTGTGATGTGTCAACGATTAATGAAAAACTAATACCGTTTATTAATAAAATTCACGATAAATCTCATATTCTTATTGACTGGTCTTAGAGATTAAAGTTTTTTTAATTATTACTACTCATGTTAATAATATTTTGATTTTCTTCATCGGTATCATCACCGTCAAGAGAATTAATATAATTATCCAAATCCTTCTTCTTAATTGCTTCATAATGTTTAGATATAATTCCCATTATATAATGATATCCTTTGTTAATATCAATAATTTTTTTACCACCAGTAATAATAATACTACCAGATTGAAATACAAAGATTGATACTTTATCATCATCATTAATATCATATCTAATATTTACACATGCATGACTATTTGGGTCATATCTACATTTAATTTTATCTTTCTTCAATAACTGAAATAAGATATCACGATTAATTTTAAATGGAACTTGACAGTTACTGTTAATCATACGAATACTAAAATCAGTAATTTTCAAATGAGTTAACAACACTGGAGTTTCTATAGGTTCCAGTAATTCGAGAAACTTTAACATCGTATTAGGTTCTTCGGCAATTTGCATAAAGTCAGGTAAAATAGTTCCTGCTGGATATCCAACAATAGTATTTGTATTAATCGGATTAATAATTTCATTGAACAGCTTGTTAATAATAATATTACATTCTTTTGTTTTCTTAATTCCTGTCATTTGTAATGATCCATTTTTAAATATCTTTACATTAATATAACGATGAATTAATTTCTTTTTTTGACTTTCAGTCATATTAGGTTCTAACTGATCTGCAATACTTAATTTAATATATGCAGTTACTTGATTAAAGAATCTGTTTTTACTTCTTTTAATTTTTAAATTCCCGTAAATACCCTTGATCTCATTATAGTGAGAAGGAATTTTCTTTTTCTTTTCTTTTTTAGAACTAACTACTACTTCTTCCTCTTCCTCATCTTCATCATCTGAATCAGAAACAGCAGGAGGTAACAGAATTATTTTATCATTTAATTTAATTCTAACCCAACCATTACATTTAAATCCAATAATATTGTTGGAATCTAATTTTACATACTTGTAAATAGAATGCAAGTTAAACTTACAATTAAATTTTTTGGTTGTTGTTATAGTAGATATGCTAATCTGTTGAAGTAATGCAGTTTCACCGGTTTGTTCAGAACTTACCCATTCCATTTTTAGTTATTTAAGATCTTTATATAATATACTGCGATTTCTTTATATAGTATATATATTGACTTAAAAACATGATTTTTCAATAATTATTGAAATATTTATTTAATATAAAATATCGTTTTTACTATATATAAATAATACACACTATTCGTATTTATACACACTATTCGTATTTATACACACTATTCGTGTTAAAAAAATGGGATATTTAGAACTAATTTTAGGGCCGATGTTTTCAGGGAAGAGTTCCAGATTGATTCAGATTATTAGAAAATATAAGATATTGAAGAAATCGATTTTAGTTATTAAACCAATAATAGATAATCGATATTCTAATAATTCTGTAATTGTAACACATGATAAAATTACTGAAGATTGTGTATCAAGGTTTAAACTTTCTGAAGTATTAGATATTGATAAATATGATATTATAATTATTGAAGAGGGACAATTTTTTCCAGATATATATGAACGAGTTATTGAATGGTGTAAAATCAAAAAAGTGTATGTTGCTGGACTTGTAGGTGATGCAAATAAAAATTTGTTTGGTAATTTGTATTTGTTATTTTCACATGCAGATGAAATAGTATTTTTGAAAGCGATGTGTAAATTTTGTGGAGATGGTACTCCAGGAATATTTAGTAAGAAATTGATAAAGAATGAATTGGTGGTAGAAGTAGGGGGAGATGATATGTACCAGGCGGTTTGTAGGGAACACTATTAGAAAACATCGATATTTATATCTGATGTTTTTGTATAACCATAGGTTAAGAAAACTTGGAAAGTTTATATCTGATGTTTTTGTATAACCATAGGTTAAGAAAACTTGGAAAGTTTATATCTGATGTTTTTGTATAACCATAGGTTAAGAAAACTTGGAAAGTTTATATCTGATGTTTTTGTATAACCATAGGTTAAGAAAACTTGGAAAGTTTATATCTGATGTTTTTGTATAAATAAGATTTTTATTTTGTTTATTAATACTAAAATAAAATTTAACATAATTCTTATAACTAAAAACCAATATACCGCCACAGCTGTAGCTCTTCTTTAGTAAAACGATTTGAGTTTGGAATAACAGCATCTACACAACACTTGTAACATATAGCGGTAGTATTATTGTCACAGTATTGATTAATTTTTGATGGATCTAAATATGATTTGCAATATAGACAATACACAGGTAACTTATTTTTTCTACAATCAAGGATTGCTTCCTTATTATAAGTTGCGTATTGGAAATACGTATTGTCCACGCAAAGATTTTGCTCAGTAATTATTTTATGAAATTTCTTATATTGTTGTTTCTTGGCTTTACTTCTAAACGCATTTTGCATCTGAATAATTACCAATTTAGTAAATAGAATGTTTAATGCATCTTGATATTTGGAGGTCCCGTCATACTTGTCAACAGCATGAGATAGAAAGAGAGAATACAGTGTGGACATATTGTCGATATAGGGGGGGGTTACAAATGAATATTGAGAAAATACAAATAGAAAAAACAAAACTTACAAATGAATATTGAAAACATAGGAATTAATTTTTTCAATTTTTTATATAAATATAACTTAATTATAATATTTATGGAAAAGACCCTAATTTTATCATGGGATGTTGGTATTAAGCACTTGGCCTATAATTTGTCAGAATATATAGAATCGGAAGAAACTAAAAAAATTGATCTTACCATCAAAAAATGGGGGATTATTAATTTAGCACTAGAAAAATGTGATTTTTGTGATGAGGATGGATTATATTTATTTGACGAAGATAAAAAATATTATTGCAAAGATCATTGTAAGAAACTACGAGTCAAACATTTTTGTTATGTTGAAAAATGTTATGACAAGGCTAAATATCAGGTAGAAGTACCAGGTGTAAACAAATATATGTGTGATACTCATGGACCTAAAGTTTATGCATTTGATAGTGCTACTGAATTACTAAAAAAGAAATTAATCGAAAAATTAGATTTAATTGATTTTGGTGAATTCAAGTATGTTTTAATTGAAAATCAACCAACATTTAAAAATCCTAAAATGAAAGCTATTGCAGATACATTATACGCATGGTTTTTAATTAGAAAGATAGTAGATGCTAAAACATTATTATGTGAAAATATTAGATTAATTTCACCAGGGAGAAAGAATACTTTATTTGTTAAAGCAGAGCCTAAAGTTAAGAAATCTAAAACTCAAGTAAAACCAGAAGAACTAGAAGAACTAGAAGAAACTACATCTAATAAACCCAAAAAATTAACATATCAAGAAGGTAAGAAACTATCTATTGAATTTTGTCAAAATATCATTACCCCTGAATGGAATGAATTTTTTAAAGAGTTTAGTAAAAAAGATGATTTAGCAGATTGTTTGCTTCAAGGATATTCTTTTTATACAATGTTAATCGAAGATAATAATAAAAGAATTAAAAGAGAAGCAAGACAAGAAACCAGTAAAATAAATAAAATAAATAAAGAGAATAAAGTAAATAAAAAGAAAAAAAATAATATTGTTCAATAATATGACAAGTACTGGACTATTGTGTATTATATTAGGATTTGTATTAATGGTAGTAATAATTATGAATAATTTAATGGCACAAGGGATATTAATGACTCGTGAACAAAAAATAAATATATTTTTAGAAGAATTTGCAACGATGGACAAAGAAGACAAGGCCAGATTTGTAAATGAATATTACACAAATGTACAAATTAAATCTATGTGCAAACTATTTATTTAATAAAAATTATTTATTTAATAAATAGTATGGATAAAACAATATATATATATTTAGCAATATTAATTGTTTTATATGGAATATATAGATTAAATACTAATGAACATTTTTCAGAGAACACAACTGTATATGTAAAATCAAAATATAATTTAGATCGAGTTACTCAACAAGAATTAGATGAATTAAAAAAAATTGAAATTAAAAAAAATCAAATTAAACAATTTGAAGAAGCTAAAGAACAGATAGTAAAAGCACAAAATCGTGAAATTCAATTTAAACAAAATATAGTTAATGCTCAATTAGAAGAATCAAAATCAAGAGAAGAAGAATTAGAAATACAATTAAGATTAGCACAAATGGATAAGTATGAAAAAGATATGCAAATAGCTAACTCCGAACACGAAATTCTAAGATTATCACAATTGGCATATGAACAAAAATTAAGAGAAGAACAATTGATAGAAGAACAAAAATTAAGAGATGAACAACATGAACAAGAACAACAAATAAGAGAATCACAAGAAATCCAATTAGAAGAAATAAGAGAAAATGAAAAATTACAAGAAACTCAAATACAAAAAACAATACAACAAGAAGAAGAATTAAAAAGATACAATTCTCAGAAAAAGGATTATATTCATAAATTAAATAATAAAATTGTAACAAATATTAATACAACATCAAAAACATATACTGAACAATTTAAACAAATTACTAATAAAGTATATGAATATATGTCTGGTATGAATACACCATCTTCTATACTTCCAAAAATTTTTAATACAGCAAAAACATGTGGATTTTCATATAAATTAGTTACTGGTTCAACCGCTCCAGTATTAACTCAAGGTCAAATGTATATAAGTGAGGACAAAACAACTTTATTATTACATTATGCAGATTTAGCGGGACTTACAGGTATTAATATTCCATTATCAGGATCATCATTATTAATAACAGATGGTATAAAAAAATATTATATAGGAATTAATAATTTTAATTCAAATGTTAATAATACTGGAATTTTTTCACTAAAGGTAAGTTTATCCGGTATTCCAGATGGATTTCTTAATTCAATATCAACATATATATTATTTGAATGTGATGATAATGAAATTCCTGGTTTTATTATGGAAAATCAATTATGGAATAGTTTATTGGTATTTTTAGGATTAGTATTATTAACATTAATAGTCATACATTATAAAATTGTATTAGATGTATTAATTTATCTTAAAAATAGTATATTTGGAAGTAGTGCACAAAGTGGTAATAAAAATATAGAAGGTGGACAAAATATTTTTTATATAGGTGGTTATGATTATAGAGATTATTCTGATTAATTTTTTCAAAAAATATTATATGAATAAAAAATTAAAAAATACTATAATAGATAATTATCCAATAATAAGTATTATAATATTAGGATTAATATATTTATATTTAGAATATCCAAATAATATATTAGTACAATCAGGTGGTGCTAGAGAAAAAACATGGAGTTTACCTTCTAATATTCCTTTTATGTATAAATATAAATATGCATTAATAACAGTTCCATTTTTATTAGTGGCATTAATTATATATCATGCATATTTTGACAATGTAGTTTTAAAACAAATAAGTATATGGGATTTAGGTCATGATTTTTTTTCTAATTTTCAAAAACAATATTTTATAGCTGTAAATAATCCTGCCATTGGTGTATCTAATATAAAATTTGATTATCTTGTTCCAGACCAATTGAAAAAAAATGAACCAGATTTAGCAAAATTTTTTAATATGATTCAAGTAACTGCAGATTATAGATCTGGTGGATATATTAAAGCACAATATTTTTGTAATTCAACTAGACCATGCAATTGTTGCTTGGATGATGCATATGTTAAATACTTTTTTGGTTGTTCAAGTGCAGCCAGATGTACAGATCCTAGATATATTGCAACATGTAAATCTAAATAATAAATTTGATTTAGAATAGTTTTTTTCAAATATTAGATTATGAAAAAAACTATACATAAAAATTATTCATTACTAGTTTTAGTTTTGTTAATATTATACATCACATATAGTAATTTACCTGAAGATAAAACTAATAATATGACAGGTGGTAGTAGAGATAGTGAAAATCCATGGGAAGAAATGGATGTTGATGAATTAAATAATAACTTGACTAAATTTAGTCCTCTTTACAGCTTTTTATATAATTATGGCTGGATTTATTGGATAATAGTTGTAATATTATCAATACTTACTATTAGTCATGCATATAAGCAATATACTATTCAAGGTATACCAGCTCTTGGTATTCAACCTGGTATATCTTGGGATGGTGAAGGTCTAGAATTTTTAAATTATTTTTATGCAATGGCTAAACAAAAGTATGGATTATTTTCTCCTGATCACCCAGTATATGTAAATGATATTGTAGTAGAAAAATTTGAGAAAGATTTAACTGCATTTGTACAAGCAGATAATGGAAATGCAAGAAAAGCGATTGATACATATTGTAATGTAGTATCACCATGTAATTTATGTAATTGTAGTGGTCCCGACCCGAATTATTCAGGACCATTAAAATATGCACCAATGGTTCCATTTAAAGGTACAGATCCTAATGCTGGATCATGTGTTCCTAAAAATACAACAGGTCAACCCAGTCCTGCAGATGCTGCTAATGCAATTATTCAAATGCAAAAATCTAGAGGTGTATCTGATTTACAATTTGGTAGAATTCCTAATTGCTGCTGTCAATTATGGAAATCACAATTAGGCGATGCATCTAATTTTACTACTACTAAACTTGAAGCATTTATAAATAATTTACCTCCTACAATAGGATTATCTAGTGCTACTGGTTGTGAACCTTCTAATCCAGGTAATTCAGCACCATTAAAAGGAAAAGTTAATGGACAATCTTCTAATATTATACCCCATTTAACACCATCATTACAAAATACATATGTATATGATATGGTTCTTGCATGTGGTATGAAAGATAAATTACCTGATATAGATGCAGACAAATTTAAATTTCAATCTACTACAAATACTATTACTAGATTATCACCTGAATTCTTAAAATGTGCAAATTATGATATAAGTTTAGATCAAGGAGTCTCTGCACACTATGTAGCTAAGAATGTACAAAAATTTATAACACCATCTCTTGGAAATTATTCATCACCTGGTAGTAGTTTAGGTACTGCTGCATCTGATTGGGATCCGGATAATAGAAAATATAAATCATCTGGTCCAAAATGGACTGATGGTATTTGGACACAAACATCTGGAATTCCACCAAATCTTTCAACAACAAAACCGACTAATTGGCCTACAGTAGCTCCATTTAATCAATCAGGAATTGTAAATAATTATTGGTATAAATCATCATCTGGATTAAGTTATGAATTAAATGTAAATAATAAATTATATGAAGTTGCTGCATACCCAGTAAAAGTTATAGATAGTACAATATATACTACACAATTAACAGATACAACTGCAGTAACATATTTAGATTCATTTTTATCAACATCTGCATTAGCTGCAAACACTGATATATTTGTATTAGGTGGTTCATATTACTTTCCATAAGAATAAAAAATAATTATTATTATTTTTTATTTTATATTTACAACATATTGCATTACAGTATTTCATAAGCTAATACTCACCAAAAGCGGCATTACAGTATTGCATACTTAATACTCGTCGGAGATGCTATTACAGTATTGCATACTTAATACTCAACATTGTTCTTCTTATAAATAATATTGTAGCCAAAGTCCTTCGTAATATCATCCTGCAATAATTTAATAGAATTATATTTAGTATCACTATTCCATATTTTAATAATTGTAGTATTTGAATTTCTAAGATTAATAGATAATCCAGTAATATTTTTATTCTCATCTAATTTAGAATCTTTAAACATATTATCTCCTACCATATACATAGCTAGTTTTAACCATGTATTAAAATTTCTGGCAGTATCTGTTAACTTAATAGACCAACAACCACCATTACGGTTTTTTACATCTTCCCAAATTGGATCTACACCATCTCTCATTAAGAAAAAATTCTGATTATTAATACCACCAATATATTCAATATTATGGTGTAAATCCCAAAAATCACTAATATTATTGATGGTAAATATTTTGCGGTAACCAGAAATTTTCCAATTATCTAATTCATGATGATACCATAAATGCCATGGGGTCGAAAACATGTAATTATTAGGATCTTGTTTTTTCTGCATTTTCAATTAATTAATATAGTAAATTATGTTTATATCACAAAAACCCGTTTTTTTATACTTAAACTCTAAACGATAAAATTGATAATTAATTAGTTAGTATATTTAAAAAATAAAACAATAAGAATAATATGTCAGAAAGATTTGACGAAATCACTAATTTGGATCGTATAGAATTCACTTTATATGGAAATAAAGAAATCAAAAGTGCTTCTGCAGTTGAAAAGGATACGTTTGGGATTAATATTCCAGAAACATATGATTTAAATGAACCCAAAAGAGGTGGCTTGGTAGATCCGAGATTAGGAACTACTGATAGTCAAATGTTATGTGCTACATGTGGCCAAGAATATAAATATTGTCCTGGGCATTTTGGTCACACTGAATTAGCAGAACCAGTGTTTCATATTGGATTTTTAAATATTGTAAAAAATATATTAGGTTGTGTTTGCATTAGATGTTCCAAACTTTTATTGAATAAATCATTAGATGAAATAAATACGGTAATTCGTAATAAATATGGTAAGGTTCGATTTGCTGAAGTCAGAAAATTAACATCTAGTATTAAATATTGTCAACGTCAAGATTATTCTTGCGGTGCTCCAGTACCAATTATTACTAAGAAATTTTCACCAACACAAGGAACTATTCATTTGCAAGCAGAAACAGAATTATCAGGTGTATCAGAAGAAGATGGTGGTGGTGAAAGTGGAAAGAAACGTGTAATTGAAATTTTGAAACCAAAAACTATTTATACTATTTTGAAAAATATTTCAGATCTTGATTATCAAATTATGGGTTTTGATACAGCAAAAGCTAGACCAGAAGATATGATTATTATTAACTTTCCAATTCCACCGAATGCAATTCGTCCTGCAGCCAAAAGAGATTTTTTGTCAACAGCATCTTTTGAAGATACATTAACTCACAAATTATCAGATATTGTTAAGAGTAATATTAAAGTAAGAAAACTTTTAGACAAAGAAACTGCATCAGGTGAAGATATGAAATATAGTGATGAATATATTCGTAATTTACAATATCATGTTGCAACATATTATAATAATGAAGAAGTACCCCTTCCAACATCTCAACAAAAAACAGGTGGAAGACCTACCAAATCTATTGCAGAAAGAATTTCAGGGAAAACTGGAAGAATTCGTCAGAATTTGAACGGTAAACGTGTAGAAGGGTCAGGTCGTGCTGTAATTACATCTGATCCTAGTATGGGAATTGATGAGGTAGGAATACCATTAAAAATAGCCATGAGTATCCCCTTTCCGGAAACAGTTACACCTGACAATTATGAAAAACTTTCAGTATTAGTAAAAAACGGAAGAGATATTTATCCTGGTGTAAATAAGATTATTAAAAAGAATGGTGTATCATATGATATTAGATATAGAAATCGCCCAATTAAATTACAATACGGTGATATTGTAGAAAGACATTTGGTCGATGGTGATTATGTATTATTTAATCGTCAACCTAGTTTGCACAAACTAAGTATGATGGGACACAAAGTTCGTGTTTCATTAAATCCTAATTTTACTACATTTAGTATGAATCCTAGTACATGTAAACCATATAATGCTGATTTTGATGGTGATGAAATGAACGTCTTTGTTCCTCAAACCATTCAATCAGTAGTAGAATTATCAATGTTAGCAAATGTTACAAGTTTAATTATTTCACCTAGAAATACTGAACCGATTATTGAATTACGTCAGGACAGTGTATTAGGTAGTTATCTTTTTACTGAAACTGATCAAGATTTAACTTGGAATCGTATTATGAAAACATTGATGGTTACTAAAAATCTTGATTTTGATAAAGTAAAGAAAAATGAAAGTAGTACATTTGAATTAATGAGTCATTTAGTTCCAAATGTCAATATTTCCAGAGGTGGTGTTAAGGTAGAAAATGGTGAATATGTATCTGGTAAAGTAACTATGGATATCTTAAACAATTCAAATGGATTTATTGGGATTATTTATGATCAATATGGTGGTGATATAACTCGTGATTTTATTGATAATGTTCAAAAAGTTGTTTTGTCATGGTTATACAAAAAGGGATTTACAGTTGGAATAAAAGATTGTGTATTAGATAACAAGATTTTAACTGAAATCAAAAATAAAACAAATAAATTATTGTTAGAAGTAAAACATTTGATTACTGAACAAGAAAATCACCCTGGATTATTAGATGAAACTATTTTTGAAAATAATATGGCTACTATGTTATCAGCACATGCGGGTAATATGGGTAAAATTGCAATGGATAATATTAATCACGATAATAATTTTTATATTATGGTTAATTCAGGTGCAAAGGGTAAAGTAGAATCAATTGGTCATATTGCTTGTATTGTTGGTCAAATTAATATGCACAATAAACGTATTGCAAAGAAAGTTAATAATAGAACTTTGCCTCACTATGCTCAATATGATGATACTCCACATGCTCGTGGATTTGTTACTAGTTCATATGTGAAAGGATTGCGTCCTGCAGAGTTTTTCTTTTTAACTATGTCGGGTCGCGACGGTTTAATAGACACTGCTATCAAGTCAGTTACAGGTGATACACCAATTGTAATCTATGAATCAGGAAGTACCACAGAATCAGTGGTAAAATATGTAACCATAGGTGATTGGATTGATGCACAATTAGAACAAAATAAAGATAAAGTCCAACACTTTGAAGAAAGAGAAATGGAATACTTAGAAGTAAAAACAAAAACACTTTATATTCCAACAACCGATGCAGATGGTAATGTAACATGGGGTGAAATTACTGCAATTACCAGACATTTACCTGGAAAAGAATTATATGAAATTAAAACAGCAGGTGGAAAGAAAGTAATTGTAACTGAATCAAAGTCTTTGCTAATTTATAATCAAGAAAAGAAACAATTCTTGCACACTGCAACACCTGATGTTAAAATTGGTGATTTTGTTCCAGTAACATTAAATTTACCTAAAATACCAGGAGAAACTAAATCAGTTGATATCAGTAAAGTAGATTACTCAAATCTAACATTAGATGTATGTTTAGAATTATTAAGTGCAAATGATGATACAATTCTTGAATTTTTAGAAAATGTTAATATAACAGAAAATACAATTCAATCTATTAAAGATGTAATTATTATGTTACAAAATATTACACAAACATATAATTCAAATTTCAAATCTCAGAATGATGTTGTATTAGATGAAATTATAGAAATTAATAAAATAGATGTAAATCTATATCCAAAAGTATATGACTTGACAATTCCAAGCACATTAAACTTTGGATTAGCAAATGGATTACATGTTGTAGATACTGCAGACACAGGATATATTCAACGTAAATTCATCAAAGGCATGGAAGACGTAATGATCTATTACGACGGCCTAGTTCGCAGTGCCAATAATCAAATTATCCAATATTTTTATGGTGGTTCCAATCTGGATCAAGTAAAACAAAAGCCAGTTAAAATTACATTAATGAATATGAGCAACGATAAAGTCAGAGAAAATTTTGTTTTCACCAAAGATGAACTAAAAAGCATGTATAAGAAAGCAGAACTACTTAAAATCGAACCGATG